CGGAAAGGTCGATGTCTATGCCGTCCTCCTGGCCTTCGAGGTCACCTGTCCTGCCCGTCAGCATGCCCTGAAGAAGATCCTGTGCGCCGGCCTGCGCAGCAAAGGCAGCGAGCTGCAGGACCTGAAGGAGGCCCGCGACGCCATCGATCGCGCCATCCAGCTTTCCCTGGCCATGAGCGCCGCTGCACAGGGAGTCGAGTAACCATGACCGACAACCAACTTAACTCAACCAGATCCTGACACTGGAGTTTCTGATGAACGAACTCGGCCTGACCGCAACCAACACCCCACCCCCGACAGACCAGGAACGCCTGATGCACATCCAACAAGCCCGCCGGGGACCCTACGGCACCCTGGCCCTGTCCCCCTCGGACATCGACTTCCTGATCGAGCAGGCGCAGAACTACCAAGCATACGAACAGGCATACGAAGCCCTTCGCAATGAAAAGATCATCCTGCCTAACCCGGGTCTTGAGGACTCCACCACCCGCCAGAAGGACGACCACCATGTCTGAGATACAGGAACGTGAATACAAGGGGACTCCCCCAGAGGCAGCCCCTCAACAACCCACCAAGTCCACCATCAACTCGGTCCGTCAGGTACTGATGAACGAACTGGGCCTGACCCGGGAAGCCGTTCGCCAGCAGATGGAACAGATCGTGGCAGCCACTGTGGAAGCCAAACTCAACCAGATCCTGACACCGGAGTTTCTGGAGAAGGCCGCCCTGAAAATCATCGACAACAACGTCAACGGTTACGGCCGCAGCCAGCTGTCGAATACTCTGGCCGTCATGGCCCGGGAGCATGCCAAGGAAATGTTCAACCGCATGTACGTGCTGCGCGAGGCCGCCCAGCAGGACGAAGGAAAACAGCCATGACCGACACACCACCCAAACAAGATCCCAACTTTGAAGTCCGCCTCCCCCGCCTGAACACCATCCCAGGTCGTGAAAGCCTGCGCTTCCGCCTGCACTGCAATGGGATGGCCATCGAAGATCTGGACGTCAAGAATTTGGAGGACGTCCAGCTGATGATGCACATCCTGCACCGGGCACTAAGCCGCGAATTGCAGTTCATGGGCCTGGAGGTTAAGAAGTTCGACTGGCGTATAACCCTGGAAGACGAACGTGAAAACGAAGAGGAGCAAACCTGAATGACCACCGAAAACATCCTGATCGCCCTTCTGCTGTCCGTCCTGCTGGTCTCCACGGCAGTTCTCGCCGTCTGCATCCAGGCGCTGCAGGGAAAACTGGAAATCCGCATGATCCCCAACGAAGAAATTCAGGCGATGGTGCGGTTCATCAAGTCCAACCCGGACTATTCCCGGCTGATGTCGCCACAGGAAGTGGAGGGGGTGACTCCAACAGTCACCAGGACCTACACGGAAAAGGGTAAGTCCGGCGGATTTGTTCCGAAAAACCCAAATCCTACTCCCCCGCCCGGAGACGAATAATATGGAAACAGTTAGCACGTTCATCTATGAAAACCAGTCAGCAGTAGCCTGGGCACTTTGTTCCTCTCTGCTGATGTATGTAGCGTTGGTGGTTGTTTTGGACCTGGTAATAAAGCGGTATAAAAAATAGGAGACGAGTAACATGCACGCAGATCTTTACGCTTACGCTGCCCAGGCAGCCTGGTCGATCTTTTTTGCCCTGGCAACCTACGCAGTGATGAGGAGGGTTTTTCCATGACCCTGGACATCATCACCAAAAATATTGCCACCCTGTTTTTCTTCGCCGTGGTTATCCTCACGCTGTTGGTGCTTCTGAAAGATGCGTGGCGGGAGTTCAAGTATGAGTGCAGGGAAGCGCGCAAGCGTCGGCAACTGAAAACGCTGAAGGATGATCTGGCGCGTGCAGCGATTGCGTTCCGCATTGAAATGGGAAATCGCAGACTGAAGGCGTTGAAGGAAGCGCGGCTGCAGGTGCAGTTACGCCTACGCCCTATCCCAGGCCGCTCAAAAGAAATAATCTGGTACCCAAGGAAAAGAGAAAACGAAACCTCTGACCTGGTTGACCCTTTCCACTGCTAATCGAAATTTTACTGAGGAAAACAAAAATGAAATTTGCATCAAGACTCGGTGTTGGTGAAGTAGTTATTTGCCGCACCAAAAGCAATCTAAAACAGGTTGAGCACGAGCTGTTGTTGAAGGTAGTGGCTATCACCTTTAACCTGGACGGTAGCATTACAGTTGTTTGCCGACACCCGGTATCCGGTCAGTTGGCTGCGTTCTGCGAAGAGGAGCTGGAAGGAGATCCGAACTTTGACCAGGTTAAAGGCTGGTACCCTGAGGAGATAGACCCGCATGACTGACATCGACTTGGGAGCCGTACAGCAGTGGATTACGCACAACGCCAAGACAGATCCAAGGGCGCAGCAGGCCAGAGGACTTGAGGTCGCCTTGCAGGTTAACGCACTGGAGATAAACTACGGCGTCAGGCAACTGCAAAGCTCCAGAGGTACCATTCAGATGCGCAGGACGGCATACAGCCGGTGCAATCATGTCTGGGATCTGGAACTGAAAAGCCACGGGAAGCATCGTTGCCTGTTTTGCGAGTATGATGAGGACCAGGAACTGCATGTTGAGGATCACCTGGCGGAGTGCGAGGAAGCCCTTAAATCACTGGATGAGAAAACCCTGGAATTCAGGGAAAGGTTGAATCTGCTGTACCGTGAAATTAGTTCGGTCACTACCGGAGAGAGAAATGGCAAAGAAACCCACCAAACCAAAGGAAGCGAAGACGATGGATATGAAGCAAGAAATCCCCTCGACAGAAGCCTCAACCGTGGAGTCCCGGATTCTGGTATTGCGGGATCTGGTTCACGAGAAGATGCAGGCCGAACCGTACAACCATCAGTATGCACGGGCAGTGACAGCACTCACGGAAGCAGCCGACTGGATGATTCTGGATGCGCGCCGCAAGGCGGAGAAAGTCAAAGCAGCCATTGCAGCGATTCCGGCAGTAGCGGTTCCTTCGATGCCGGCGGATGTTTCTGAGAAAACCCCTGACATCTTCAGTAACGACTGAGGTCGGCATGAAGCTGTCCTATGCAGGAATCGGCAACAGGGACACCCCTGAAGAGGCGTTAAAAGAAATCCGGCAAATCGCCGGATTTCTTTCGTCTCTGGGGTTCAAACTCAGGACGGGTGGTGGAGAAGGTGCAGATGAGAATTTTCTGGAAGGGCACACGGACCGGAGGACAAAGAAGGTATTTTTGCCAAACCCTAAATTTCGCGGCATAAAAGAAAAACTGAACTGTTATGTTCAGGATCACCCGAGTCGGGTGGCGATGTGGCTGGCGTCGATGATTCATCCTCACTGGTGGACGATGCACTCCAGCTACCGATTTTTGATGGCGCGAAATCTGGATATTCTTGCGGACTTTAGGCAGGTGGAGGAGCTTCCAACGACGAAAATAAAATTGTCGGAGGCCAACAATTTTATCAGCGTCGATGCGGTTTCCTTGGTGATTTTTTATGAGCGGATGGGCCACACCACAGTCAAGAAATACGTTAAAGGCGGTACCAACTTTGGATTGTTTGCGTTGCAGAAGTGGAAGGAGGCAGAGCTGCTGACAACCCTGCCGGTGATGTTGAATATCATGAATCCGCTGGATGGGTTTTTGGCGGAGGAGTACGCCAAAGAAATTAAACGCCTACACCACCCGAAAAACCTCGTAGTCTTCTAGGAACGGGAGCCGGCGCACGATGATGCTGACCGGCTTCATACCAGACTCTCTCACCCTTCCCTGCTCCCCTTTCTGCGCCTCTTCCTGGTTTACTGGTTTCATCGTATGTACTGCACCATCGAAGGCGAAGTACCCATTTCGTTCTGCATTCTGCACCAGCTTCATGATGTTGGTTCCCTTCGCAGCGGAGGACTCCATTACTTCACAGGCTGCCTCGACGATGGCCGAGAAAGCATACTTGCTGGCACCGATTCCGCACCAGTTGACGCGGCGGTTGGATTCCCCCGGGAACAGGCCCGCTCCCAGAAACAGGAATCGTGGCTCCACAGGACCGCCGGCCAGGCGGATGACTTCGAGCAGGGCTTGCTGTGCATTGGACATACGCTTTTCCTCAGGTACACTCAATTTACTGAGTTGTTCAGTGTACATGAGGATTTTGAAATGGACGAAATCGACACCCGCCGGCTGACCGTGTGGCAGGTTTATTGGAAGGGCCTGCCAATCATCGCGCGGCAGACGTTCCTGCTGTGCTTTGCCATTGGCAGCTGGCGGCAGGCGATGTCCGGCACCAACAAGGGTAAGCTGGGGGTCTTCTTCGGACTGTTCGTGATCCCGGCCAAGGTTCTGCGGCTACTGATCGGCGCGCTACTGGCCTGGGGTCACGAGCTGCTTTCCCTGCTGATGTTCCTGCTGGTGCTGGTGTTTGCCCCGATCTGGTTTCTGGCCTGGGCCTGGTATGAGAAGAGCCGGGTGGAGAAGAACATCACCCGCAAGCTGAGGGAGGCCCTGGCTGATGGCCCGAAATGACCTGTCAACCAAGAAGGCCGAGATGGATTCCTGGGATGCACTGAGCAAGGCCAGCACCCCCGACAAGCGGTATCTGTTGGGGGAAGGCCCGGCGCCGGAGGATGAGCCGGAGGAAGACGAACCCCCGCGCAAGCGGGGCCGGCCGCCCAAGGAGGCCCCCAAGCAGGCGGCACCCGCCACCAGCACCGGGGACCCTGCAATAGGGCTGGCGCTGCATGAGTTCATCCACGACACCCTGCCTCAGCTGGACGAGGAGCAGTTGTTCGAGCTGGTGTGTGCCATCCCCCAAAGCGCGTGGGTCAAGGAGGAGCTGTACGAAGGCGAGGATGCGCAGAACACCACGATGGAAGGCCAGGTCAAACGAATGCTGACGGCCGTGCGGGCCATGTACAACGACGTGTACATCAACGGCCGGATCAAGGTTGGCAAGGACGTGGCCGAGGCCCAGAAGGTATTCAACGCCTGCGCCTCGGCGTTCAAGACCATCACCAACTTCGAGCAGGAGGTCTATACCCTGGCGCGGCAGCAGGCGGTGGAGCGCGCCACGGTAAAGATTCTGCGGGATCAGTTCCCCCGGATGGCCGATGCTTTCATGGCAGCTTTGGAAGCAGAGCTGGGCAAACTACGCTAAAATTCACACCAATTCTCACACCCCTCAACCGGAGGAGTTTTTCATGATTCCAAACCATGGCGAGGGGGACGGACTCCGCGCTTTTGTCGCCCACACGGCCGTGTCCAACCTGATCCTGCGGCTGTTCTCCAACAACATCACGCCGGCGGAAACGGATACAGCGGCCACCTTCACCGAATCCGCTTTCACCGGGTATGCAGCCATCACGCTGATTGGTGCCAACTGGACGATCACCGAGGGTGCACCGTCGAGCGCGGCCTATGCCCGCCAGCAATTCACCAGCAGCGCCGGCGCGCAGTCGGCCAGCGTCTACGGGGCCTATATGACCCGTACCACCGGCGGCCGGCTGGCGCTGGCAGAGAGATTTACCGGCGGGCCTTTCTCCATCGTAAACAACGGGGACTTCGTTGGCGTCACTCCCCAGATCACTTTTGACTGAGGTCACTATGGCATTCCGGATGATTCGTAAAGGCATGTGGGCCACTTGCGCAGGGCAGGTGGGGGTTATTGCCGGCATCGGCCCCCAGCAGGAGCAGCCACCGTTCCGCAAGGCCATTGGCCAGGGGCAGGTGGATTTCCATGTGGTGAACAAGGAAGGGGAAACCATCGCGGAGGCTTTGGTGGACATCCGGGCAGTGAGCCCGGCCGCTTACTTGGACATCCCAGAGCCGCGCCGCGCTGCACTCAGCGAGGAACAGGCACGGGTGCTGGGCTACCTGGGGGTGTAAATGGCATCCCGTGCCCGTCCTCGCACGTCATACCTGTCGCTGGCCAACGGCAAGCATCTGTCCAGCAACCTGGTGAAGAACGGGTATGAAGGCCCGATCCTGTCAGCAGCAGGGCTGAGCAGTTCAGGCATGGCTGCAGATACCGGTACCAGCGGAACCCTGCCGCTGTACATGCCTGCCGCCCCCACCAGTGGTCGGGTGGGAGGCGTCCCCATCTACCGGGGCGCCTTTATCGCTTCCGACGGCGACCAGCACGGGGATAGCAAGTGCAGCTACACTGAGGCCCTTCGGATCTGTCAGGGCAGTCAGACCGACCGGATTTTCATGACGGGTTACCTGGCCAATGCCGTAGCGGAAATTACCATCCCGGCGGTATCTACCAGCACCAACATTAACGACCTCACCGTGGCAACCATGGTGCAGAATTACAAGTTCCTTTCAGTGCCCGATCCCATCCCCAGCTCGCTGAGGATCAATGGGCTTTCCGTGCTTGACGGGCAGCTGATTGTGGGGGCCACCAACTGGTATGCCGACAGCAACGAACCCCGCAACTACGGGGTGTATGCCAACGCATCTTCCATCGGCAGCGCCACCCAGAAGGGCATGCACCGCGTCACTGGCGCGCGGCATAACGCAGGTTGGCTGACTCCCATCCCTGCCGTGTTCCAGGCTGCCTTGGGCGCCACTCACCTGCAGGGGTACGGTGGCGGAGTTTCTATTGAGTCGTATGCCCCCTCCGGGATTTCCTTTTACGCTGTGAATGCCGCAGATATTTTGGCTGCGGCTACCGGCGGCGGAGTGGTATCGGCCACCGTGCTGGCTGACTACACCGTCGATGGCGGCGCGGGAATGGACGGGGACTTGTACACCTCGCAAATGTGGAACTGGTTGTCATCCTGTGGGGGTTACTTTTTTGTGCCTAACACTCGCACCATTCTGTGCTTTGGCCAGAGCTGGGATTACCGGGTAACCCGAGGCGGGTCGACGGTCAACAACCGGATTTACTACAAGGACCAGACGACCCCTACAGGGGTCGGTCGGGACGAAGACGGGCAGGCGTGGAGCAACGGATTCTTTGCCTACCTGCCAGAAGCCTACTGCAATTTTTGCTGGGCCTATGATGTGGACGACCTGATTGCCGTCAAGAATGGAACCAAGGCAGCCAATACCGTTAAGCCTTACTGGTACGGCCCCCTGGACCTGTTTCCTTTCTGCAACCCGGTGAGGGTTTCCAGCCTGATCAACGGTATCTTTTACCGGGAAGATCAGAACCGGGTTTATTTCTCCAGCCAGCGCGGGGCGACTGACCGGTTCGTATCCACTCCCACCATCGGTACCTTGGAGCTGGTTGGAGTGCCTGCCTGATGGCAACCGTCGTCATCGTCACTCCCTACCCCGTCCCTTCCCAGCGACTGCACCCAGACCCGGACCTGGCCACTGGCCATATCATTGAATGGGCCAACGTGGTGGGAGGGGTGGAAGCTGACGTCCAGGTGCTGGATGACGGTCGATTCTCTTCTGAGCCGGCGGTAACCGCATTCGACTGGCGCGTTAACGACGGGGTGGAGTGGGGCGCCTGGGCCACCCAAACCATCGTGGATGCCACCAACACCTACGAGTACTCGCTCGATAGCGCGATCCAGACCGGAACAAGTCTGGGCGGCGAAACCGGGACAATGAACCAGAACGAGTACTCGCTCGATAGCGCGATCCAGGTCACCGCGGGGAGCGGTGTGGATTTCGGGGTGGGGGCCTTCAATCAGTACGAGTATTCTCTGACGGCCGTTTTGGTGACAGCCTACAGCTCCTCGGAGGATGTCGGGACGCTGAACCAGAACGAATACTCCCTGGTTTCAGGGCTGGTTTCAGGCACTGCACTGGATGGGGATGCGGGCGGGGTAGCCCTCAACGAGTATGAATACACCCTGACATCCAGTATTCTCGGTGTCAGTTCCATGACTTACTCCCAAGGCGTTGCGGAGGTCCACCCGTTCATGAACAGCATCCTCTTGATCCGGCCGCCGGAGTTCGACCCCGCAGAAGCCTCCCGCTTCCTGAAGAGAAACCCCCGTATGCTGGGCGTGTTCCTGCCCGGCAGTTCCAACCAGATCCAGATCCAGTTGCTGGTGGAGGACGCCGGCGTGGAAGCAGACGCGGACCTGACGGACGTCACTCGCATCCGCCTGCGCCTGGGGTCTCGATACTTGCTGGACCAGCAAGCCAACGTGTCGCCGGAACATCTGGAATGGCTACCCACCGGCGAGGTGTATATCAACCCGCAATCGCTGCTCGCAGCGGATTACTCCCCGGGGACTTACCGGATGCAGCTGGAAGTGTTTGTGGCTGAAAATGATTTCTATGTTTTCCCCTCCGACGCGGACTGTTACCTGACAATCCCCCGGCCGGCTTAAAGTCGGTAAATGGAGATTTTTCAAGTTTTAAATTACGCTTATAGCGCCTGACCCCTACCAACACCAGAGCCGGAGAAATCCTATGCACAAGAACCGATACGAAACGATTGCTGCCGGCGCTGCTGCTGCCGCAGCTGTTTCCAGAAATGACTTCCTCAGCGAGGACGTAGACGTCCACGGGAAGTACGGATTCCAACTGATGGGTCCGGTCGAGGAGCGCCGCGCTGAGTACGTTCAGCTGCGTGACGCCCGCGACCTGGCCGTCGAGAATGGTGACTATCAGGAAGCGGCCCGTCTGGGCGCCGAACTGTTGCTGATCCCCATGGAAGAAAAATGGGTGGACGAAGCCTTCAACCTGGTAACCACCGTTGGCAAGAACGACTTGCTGGACAAGTTCCTGGCGGGTTCGGCCTACACCGCTGCCTGGTACCTGGGCCTGGTCGATGGCGGTTCTGCTCCCACCTACGCTGCAGGCGATACCTCCGCTTCGCACGCCGGCTGGACCGAGAATACCGGCTACTCCAACGCCAACCGACCCACTCCTTCCTGGGGCGCGGCAGCTGCCGGCAGCAAGGCCAGCACTGCGACTGCGTTCAACATCAACGCCGGCGGCACCATAGCAGGCGCCTTCCTGATTTCCGTTTCCACCAAAGGCGGCACTACTGGCATCCTGTACAGCTGCGGCAGTTTCAGCGGCGGCAACCGTTCCGTTGTGAACGGTGACACCCTGAACGTAACCTACACAGCCAGCGCGTAATCGCTGGCTCCACCTTTCAGTTTGCAGGAGAAAACCATGGACATTAAAAAAGGCGACACCGTTCGTAAAGTAATCCCTGACATCGTGGGCGTGGTAACCGGTGCTGATCTGGATCAGGAAAGTCTGAAGATCAAGCTAAAAGTTGCCTACGAAGACGCGGACAAACAGTTGCAGGAACGCTACTTCTTCCCGGAAGAGCTGACCCTGGAACCTGCCGTGGCTCCCGAAGAACCCGCTGTGGCTCCGGAGTAATTTCTTTATGTTGAAAACAATACTGGCAATTACTGGGTTTGTTTTCGGGGCGCTGGCTGCGCCCCTTTTTGCAGCTGACATCAATAACCTGGGTCAGGCGTTGAACGAGGCTCAACGACTTTTAGTGGCAGAAGGCGGGATTAACTGTATCCGCGTCAAAGTGGTTACTGCGCGCAATCCCATGGTGGGACCTATCGAAATGTACGGCGGCGTCAAGGTTGTCCACGTTGCCGGGGAGCGCTGGCGGGTATCCTGCAGTGCAACGGCCCCGCCCACGGAACCTGTAGTGTGCCCTCCAGTCGAGGTGTGTCCTCCCACGCAGGTATGCCCCCCGGTTCAGGTGTGTCCGCCAGCGCCTCCGGTTCCGCCTCTGGTGCTTCCAGGCGATGCTCAGTTGACGTGGAATCGACCGACAACCCGGGCTGACAACAGCGCCTTGGCACAAAGTGAAATTTCGGTGTACCAGGTGTTTGCGATCACCGGTTCAGGAGATACTGAGAAGGAAACCTTCCTGGGGAATACCGCTGCGCTGATGTATCAGGTCACTACCCTGATTCCGGGCACCTACCGATTCGCCCTACGAACCGTGGACACGAAAGGGCTGGTATCCTCAAGGTCTGCTGTGGTTTCCGTAACCATAAAATAAGGACTGAGCCATGACACCTGAAAATAAAGCCGCTCTTGAAACCCTCCTGGGGCGGGAGCTTTCCCCTGCCGAAGTCCTTTCCCTGGACCCTGCAGTGGAGGTTCGCAACGACGTCGAGGTGGCCGCCCAGTTAGCTGCCCTACTCCCTCCAGTGATCCGCTCTCTGACAGTGGAGGAGGTATTCGATGTGCTTTTCTCCAGCGGGGATTGGCTGACAATCAAGTCTTCCCAGATGTCAGGAAATCCAGTGGCAGTGATGGCTTTTGCCATCTTGTCTGACGCGAAAACGCTGGGAAACGGAAAGGTCAATCTTACGCTTCCAGCTACGGTAGGATTGCTGGATCAGCTGCAGGGGGCTGGACTGCTCTCCCAGTCTTCCCGTAATGCACTGCTGGCAAAAGCGACTTCCCCTAGCAAACTCAACTTCAATGCTGTCAGCCGGGTTTTGAACTCTGCTTCCGGCATCGAAAATTTCGGAGGTTGAAATGTCAGAGGTCATCACTGGTACCAGAAAAACCCTGGAAGCCAACGGCACGGCAATTACCAACAACTCCATCCAGGTCGCGAACGATGCGAACTACTCCATTTCTGCTGACGGGGGAAGTTTTCCGCACGCAAAATTCATCGCCTCCTTTGCGTTTTCTGTAGCCCCTGTGGAAGGGACAGTTCTGGCAATATATGCTCGCCCTCTGGATCTGGTCAGTACCAATGACGCGCAGGCTACTGAGTTTACTCGGCAGAGCGTGCACATCGGTTACCTGACAGTGGACAACGTAACCACGACCCAGTATGCAGAGTTTGTGGCTTATGACGTTCCCTGGAACGCGGAGTATGCTCTTGGAAATATCGGAACCGGACAATCAGTTTCAGCAGGTTGGACGCTGGAAGTAATTCCTTTCAAAATTTCTGAGACTGCGTAATGCAACCGAGAAAACTGAATCCACTGGTCCAGCCGTTCCGTAAAGTAAAAATAGACTGGACCAACCCTATATCCCGAGGTTTGAAAGTCTGCTACTTCCGGGAGAAAGAGTACGCCACCAACAGTGAAGTGGTGACGACCAACGGTGGATTCAGCATAGACAAAAATGGACGTTACTGGTTTTCCTCAGGGGATGGTTCTTACCTGTTAATGCCTGACGTTGAACTGGCATATACGGATGGGGGTTACGACCCTCTATCGGTGGTTGCACTGGGTCAGTTCTCCACTTCCAGTTCAACTTCAGCTATTTGCTCCTACACCAACGAGGATGGCGGAAATAACGGGTGGACGCTGAAGGCTGAACAGTGGGCCGACTCCAACCAAGTAGGTTTCACTAAGCACGGAACTGTAGGCGCTGACGTTACCTCGGGAATAGCTACTCCGTCAGGGTTTTGCTTCATCGGCGTTTCAGTATCCCAGGCAGGACACCAATTTCTGGTTAATGACACTCAGTCGTCCTTAGTGGGTCCTGACTTAGTGTTTACTGGATCTGAGCCAAAACAATTCCGACTTGGAGTGGCCAGAGGCACTGCCGATCACCTGGTATCCGGCGACCGTCTTTATTTGGTGATGGTATGGCAGAGGGTGTTATCCCTTGACGAGTTGTGGAGTCTGCGTCACGCCCCCTACCAACTTTTAAAGCCCGCTTACGAACAGGCAATCGGGATTGCCGTCGCAATAACCGGAACCCTGACAGAATCCATCACAGCCGCAGACTCGTCATCCTGCGCGATAGTTCGCGCAGGTTCGGTGACGGAAACCGTGACTGCCGCTGAACTTTTTTCCAGTGTGATGGAGGCGGGTGGCAGCTTGTCAGAAGCAGTGGCTGCAGTGGAATCGATAGGCGGCAGCGTTCAGCTCCCCGTCGCACTGACTGAAGCCATGGCGGCGGCCGATGCAGCTTCCGCCACTGCTGCAATGCCTGTGGCAGTAACTGAAACCGTGACAGCGGCGGAGGCATCCTCCATTACGCTGGCCCAGCCTGGAGCCTTGACGGAAGCCGTAACTGCGAGCGAGGCTCAGACCAGCCAGCACGCAGCAACAATGGCGCTCTCGGAAAGCGTTTCCTCTGCCGACAGTGCTACTGCTTCTGGAAGCCTGGTAGCGAGCCTGGCAGAAGCGGTGACTGCGCAGGATGCTGTCAGTTACCTGGTAACCCTGTCGACGGTTCTAACGGAAACGGTCAGCAGTGCAGATGCTCAACAGACCACTCACGCTGCAGGGGTTTCGGTTTCTGAGGGAGTAACTACAACTGATTTCTACACCACCGGAAACTTGATAACAGATTCGGTGACGGAAACCGCCAGCGCAGGGGAGGCGGTTACCGTTTCCCAGGTCCAGGTAGCTTTCTCCGTTGAGACGGCCAGCGCACAGGATTCCGTGGCGGTCATCGCCATGTTGCAAGGGTTGTTGACGGAAGCAGTAGCGGCCACGGACGGTCAAATCTCTATCGTAACCAGCGAGGTTCAGGTCTCCGAACCCGTAATTCTTGGCGACTCCCAAACCACCGGCTCCGTTATTTCCTCGGCCGTGGCTGAAGCAGCCAGTTCAGCGGATGCTGTGCTGGGCTCGATTGTGATGGCGGCAGGCGTTTCTGAATCCGTAGCCGCTTCTGACGTCTCGGAAATACTGGGCGGAATTCAGGTATCCCTGGAGGAAGTGGTTTCCCTTTCCGAGGCCCAGGCCGTTACTCTCTTCATGGGAGGGCTGATTTCCGAATCAGTATCTGCATCTGAAGTGCAGAGTGCTGGCGGTACCCAATCCGCCACCCAGGCCGAGACCATGACACTGCAGGACTTTATTCAGGGTCTGGTAGGTTCCATCCCGCGAGGCGTTCAGCGGCTGTTTGCAGGCAGCATTTTTCCGGGGTACTTGAAGGCCAGCTGGCGGCCAACCAAAATCCGTCACGTAGTAACGAAAGGTTCAATCAATTCGTTCTCGCTGAACTTCTTTGCACAGAACGCTTCCGGTGTAATCCCACAGCCGCTCTCTTGGGTCAGCCGGGTCGATATTAAGCTGAGTAATGTTTTTGTATTCTCCCAGCTGGCGACGGACATTGATAAAGTTATTACCTGGCTGCCCGACGGCAACGAGGTGGTATTTGCTTTAGGGGAATTGCTGGAGGCCGAGGGAGTTAGAGAAGGCACCTACCAGGCCCGGGTAATTCTTTACGGCAGCATTCATCCGAACGGTTTGGTGTTCGGCGCTAACGACCAACTTTTGATTTCGGTGAAGTGATGGATGACGCTCATGCCGCGTACCTGAGCCGGTTACGCGCACAGATAACCAACACCCGTGATATGGGCCAGGTCCCGCGCTGGCTGATGCAGCACACCCGCGCGCCGAATGATCCAGATCTTCCGTTTTCTTTCAAGGGTCACGAATACCAGATCGAGATGATTTCCGATCCGGCGCCGGTGTCAGCCATCAAGAAATGCTCGCAGGTCGGCGCCACTGAAATCTGGTTCCGTACTGTGCTGGCCGTCATGGCCATCTTCAAGAGCATCAACTTGATTTACGTGCTGCCCACCATCGGGTTTGTGCGTAAGGTTTCCAAAGGCCGTATTGATCCGGTAATCCAAAACTCCCCTACACTACGGACGATGCTGAACGAAAAAGTTAACAGCAGCGACTTGAAGCAAATCCTGAATTCCTTTCTGTATATGTCGGGCTCCTACTCCAAGAGCGCAGCGATTTCCGTTCCCGCGCAGGCGGTGTTCAAAGACGAAGTGGACTTCTGTGATCAGGCAATCCTGTCAACGTTCGCTTCTCGTATGGGTCACGTTAAAGCCTCCGAAAAAATTGATCGCAGTTTCTCGACTCCGACTGTTTTCGATTACGGCATTGACCTGCTTTTCAAGCAGGGCTCGCAAGCCTACTACTGCGTTCGCTGCCCCTCGTGCCGTGACTGGAGCAAACTGAACTACCTCAGCAAAGTTGAAATCCCTGGTTACGAAGGCAACCTGGAAACCTTCGAGCGGGATGACTTGTTGAATCCAAACTACCGGATTCAGGAAGCCTTCATGCGCTGCAGTTGCTGCAGCAACCCACTCCCCTACACTGCTTTCCTGGACCCGGACAATCGCCGCTGGATTCACACCTACCCAGACCGTGCCAAGGATTTCAGTTCCCGCCAGATTTATCCGTTGGACGTGCCTGAAGTAAATCCCATTGCCCAGACCATCATCCAGATCGGGGATTACCGCCGCAAAAAAGACTGGGCCAACTTCAAACTGGGGGAGGCGTACCAGGACTCCGAAACCTCTTTCGTGGAGGCCCTGATCCGCACGCATAGCTTTTCCCTGCCGATCCAGAGGCCAACTGAAATCCCCAACCAGCAGTTTTCCACGGCATTCTTTGGGCTGGACGTCGGAAAAATCTGTCACCTGGTAGTGGGCATTCCAAACGCGGCAGCCAAGGACGGGTTCGACATCATCTACGCGGAACGCATCCGGCAGACCGGAGCCAACGCGGTACTGGAACGGCTGAAGGTACTGAACAAAACCTTCCACTTCCGCTGCGGAGTAGTGGACTCAGCCCCTGACATCACCCTGGCAGATTCCGTCATCACATGGCAGTCCGGAACTTTCTGGGCCTCTCAGTATGTGGAGCGGATGGGCAATACCCTGGACATCATCCGCCTGGTGGAGGAAGAGGGAATCTGCAAGGTGCTGCGCAACAGCTGCCTGGACGAAACCTGTAAGCGGGTTAACTCCGGCGGGATCAAGCTGAACCGGGCCATTGCCGATTACGAAATTGTGATTGCCCACCTGAAGGCCATGAAGAAAGTTACCCAGGTCAAAGAGGACAGTGATGAGTTGAGCGGGGACGAAGTGTGGATTTCCAACGGGGAAGACCACTACGGGCACGCCATAAACTACCTGTACGCGGCCCGGCTGATTGCCGGCAGCCCTCACAAGGAAGGGGTGATCCCCTTTATTTACGGGGTGGCGAAAGCCAAGGTGAAGGACCACCAGGACGAAGTCCCGAAGCCGGCTGACATGATGGACCTCTGGCACCGGCCCCGGATAGTGTGAAAAGGTTTGACTTAGCAGCTACAATGACCAGAACTTGATTGAGGGGAAATTCTTGGCTACCAAAAAATCCAGCGGGGTTGTTCTTCCCAACAAGATTGTGAACAAGGCCATGGCGGTCCCGCCCGGTGGTTCCCTGGAGAACGGCCAGACGATCCCGAAAGATCACCGGATCGAGGTCAACGAAGCCTATTCCTACGTCCGCCAGCGCAACACCGTTATCGATGCGGTGCGCGCCGGGACTGCGCGCGACGGTACCTTGTCCGCCGCCATTTACAGTCTGGTGGAGGTGGCCAAGTCCGGCGGCTACCGGTTCAAAGCCTTCAACACTGCAGACCACCAGTTTTCTCTTGAAGGTTCGGTCGCGGCCATGGGCGTGCTCAGCCGGATCGACACCGTCTATGACTACACCAAAGGCTTTGCCGACAAGCTCAGCTTTGACATGCTGCTGGAACAGATGCTGGGTGAGGTGGTTGCTACCGGCGCGCTGGCGGCCGAACTGGTACTGACGAAGGAACGGTTCCCGGACAGGATAAACGTGATCGCCTACGAAACCCTGGAGTGGGTTTCCCGGGGACCCAAAGGCGGACGCTTCCCGCAGCAGATCGGGCAGGGAGACCCTATCAAACTAGACCTGGCTACGTTTTTCCTCTGCGAATCTCACCGGCATGCCGTGAAGGCTTACACCGATTCCATGATGGCCGCCGCGATGTCTTCCTCCCAGCAGTTCAATGGGTTTGTGGAAGAGATGCGCCGCACCGTCCGGCGCCAGGCCCAGCCCCGTCTGGTAGCCAGCCTGATCACGGAAACCATTCAGGAAGCCATGCCGGCGGAGATAAAGAACGACCCGGAAAAACTCCAGAAGGCGATGGACTCCCAGCTCGACAAGATCAAGACCTTGCTGGATACGCTCAACCCGGAAGACGCGTTGGTCGCTTACGACCTGGTCAAGTTTGACTTGCTGAAGTCCGAGGGCGAAAAATCCGATTACGTTACCATGTTGAATGCGCTGTCCGGCCAGCTCGCCACCGCACTGAAAACCTCCCCCTCCATTCTGGGGTTGCGGATTACCGGATCGCAAAGCCTGTCCAATACCGAATCTCTTATCTTTCTCAAAACCGCCAAGTCGATCCGGGGGCCAGTGGAAGAAGTGATGTCCCGCGCGCTGACTCTGGCGGTTCGTCTTTACGGGATCGATGTCTACGTCGATTTCAAGTTCGAAGAAATAAACTTGCGTCCAGAGGACGAACTCGAAGCCTTCAAAAATATGAAGCAGACCAGGATTCTGACTCAGGTTTCCGAGGGGTTCATCACCGACGAAGAGGCGTGCTGGGACCTTAACTTCTCGCCACGGCCCGCAGGCGCCCCGAAACTTTTCGGCACCGGATTCATGCGCGGTAATGGCGGAATAGATGCCAGCAAGGCCAGCCCAAACAATGACCCGATGGGTCGCTCCCTCCAATCCGACCAACCTGACAGTGCAGGCGGAAAAGACAATGCCTAATCGCAAGAAAATCATTTCCCCCGCCAACCACATGATCTGGCTGGGCGAGCAGAACAGTCTCGATCTGTACCTGCTGAACCAGGAGCGGGCGCAGCAGTTCACCCTGCAGGAATTGCAGGGGCCCCAGGCCAAGGTTTGCGCCGGTGATGACGAAGAGGAGGAAAATCCTTTCGGTTATATGTCCCAGCTGATTGGTGACGTCGGAATTGTTTACGTGAACGGTACCCTGGTCACTGAGTACGCCTGGTACAACCGCTACCTGAATCAGGTTTCCTACGATGAAATTCGCAGTGCCAGCGTGGATCTGGTGAACAAGGGCGCGCGGGTTTTGCTTAACGTTTACCGGACCTCCGGCGGCGCGGCGAACGGAATCAGCGCAGCGGCGGAGTTCCAGAAAGAATTGGAATCGCAGGGAGTGGAGTCCTACTCCTACGGCGAAACAATGATGCTGTCTGGCGGGTACTGGTTGGGTGCCTCCGGCAAGAAAGTGTTTACCGAAAAGATGAATTTGTCTGGTTCCATCGGCGTCGTGCTGGTGCACATCAGCCAGAAGGATCTTTTGGATAAACTGGGAATCACTGCTACAGTGATCCGAATGGGGGAGTTCAAAGCTCTCGGGACTCCCTACGAAAAGCTAACTGAGGCGGCACGGGAAGACATCGAAGGTAGAATGCGCGGGATCTACGACCTGTTCCTCGACCATGTAGGTGAATTCCGAAAACTGTCACGGCAGCACTTAATCGATACCGCAGCGGAAGGCCGGGTTTTTATGGGCCAGCAAGCGGTTGAAGCAGGGTTGGCAGACGGGATACTGACATTCGACAAAGTCCTGAAATACATTTCTGGACAGGTTTCGTCGAAAGCTCAAGTCCCCGGCTCAGCCATCTCTTCCCCCCAATATCGCACAGGTGAAGATGATATGAAGCATCGAATCTTGACTAAGGCTGGTACCGCAGCCGTTGCCTCCGGGGTTCCGGAAGCTGACGCGCTGAAGGACCCCCAGCTGTCGGAAGAGGTCGAGGAAACCCCAGCTGCTGCCGCAGCACCGGAACCGAAGACTGAAGCCGAGAACCAACCCGCTCCCGCTGCTGACCCGGCGCCCGCTGCAGTTGTTGAACCTCCAGCAGCACCGAAAGTCGATGCGGACATGATGGGCAAGCTCATGGACCTTTCTGCCAAACTGGCGCTGGCTGAGCAGAAAGTTTCTGACCTTACCAATCAAATCAGTCTGGCTGGTGCTGACCGTGAAGGCTTGCGCAAAATTGCCGTCTCGGCCATCAACCGCATGCAGATCCCACTCGGCTACGCCGCGTCGGATTTTGCCGGCGTTTCGGACTCCGCTCTGTTCGGGACCTGGGAGAAGATCAACACCGACTTCCAGAACAAGTTCCCCGGATCGGCCCGCGCCCGCACAGCTTCTGATGCAGACCAACAACCCACTTCTAACGCCAATTACGCACCGGTCGGTAATGCCAACCTGGTGGGTATTGGCGCCAAGAAACAGAACCGTTAACAGGAGACCATCATGACTGTTCATCAATTTGATGTTCGTATCAGCGATGCGATGGCCGATTCGACCAACGCAGCGCTGGGCACAACTTCTCCGGTTTACACCGAGAAAGAAATCGGCAAGGCAGTGAAACTGTCCACTGCCCAGAACTACATCCACTGCGCCAACGACAACCCTATCGAAGGTTTCATTACCTCGGTCGAAGCGGGTACGGTGAACGACGGCTATGCCTTCGGCTCCGTGCAGCGTCGTGGTCGCCATCTGGCAGAAGTAGCAGCCACTTACACTGTCGCTGTTGGTGACATTGTAGTGGCGGCTGCTCAGGCTGCGGTTGGCACTGCTGGCAAGGCGTTGGTTCGCCCTCACACGGTAACCACTAACATCTCCAACGCTGGTCTGTACCAATGGCGCGTTATCCGGATCGTTTCCGGTGGCGGTACCGCAGGCTCTGTCGTTGTGCTGGAGCGCGTGTAAACGCGCACCCACAACCCTGACCCCTTTTACTCGGGAGAAATGCAATGACTGATGCAGTCGAAAAATTGAAGATCCGCGACCACTCCGGCAATCCAGTTGACGTCGAACTGAAGCTGTCGGATTTCGCGGAAGCCGCCTCGGTGGGTTTGAACCTGACCCAGTACCTCAACCTGAAGCACGCTGACAAAACCAACATCGAAAAGTACGGCGATGTACTGGCCCAGTTCATGCTGTCGTCCGGCTTGTACACCCGTACCGATGCTGCCTACGGCATCCGCCCCCCGCGCGTCAGCGACGTGATGAACGGCACCCTGAAGCCGGTTGGCCCTGCCAACATGCCGCAGGTAGCTGGCATCATCCGCAACGATGGCAGCGACCGCACGCTGGCTGGCCGCATGCTGTACATGGAAGTGGTGATGCGCACCATCGAATCCGAACTGCGTGAAACGCACGAGGATCTGTTCGGTGGCTGGAACAGCATGATCGCTCAGACTGAAACGGTGAACCTGCCGAAGTTCGAGCAGCCCATCATCAACGTGAAGGCTCCGGAATCCATCCGCTCCATGCCTATCGCCCAGTTGCAAGAGCCGAACGTGATGGTATCCATCACTACCAGCTCAGTGACTCGCACCATCCCGACCAAGTCCATCGGTTTGCTGGTGTCGGACGAAGCGCAGTCGGCAACTTCCATCGACCTGATCAACATTATCCTGACTTCTCAGGCTCGTGGTCAGCGTCTGGCAATGGTGTTGGAAGACATCAACGCCATCGTAGAAGGCAGCGTGGATCGTGGAGAATCTGCCAAGGCCACCTACACCGCTCAGTCTCTGGACGCAGGCGTAACCACTGCAGGTACTATCTCGCACGATGCTTACATCAAGTACCTGCACAAGTACCGCCGCAAGATGTCCGTCAGTCACATGATGATGAGCATGAGCAACGCGCTGGCGTTCAACCGTCGAGCCAACAAGCCGACCGCCAACACCGTCCTGGTGCGCGATCCGGAAGGCTTCGACCAGTCCTTCACCGTGGAGAACCTGGAAGGCCGTCCGCCGCGTCTGCTGATCCTGGACGATGGCGTTATCTCGGCCAACAAGGTGGTGGGCCTGGACAGCCGTTTCGCAATGCGTCGGGTGATTAACGTTGCAGCCAACTACTCAGCCATGGAAGAATTCGTCCTGCGTCGCGGTAAAGCCTTCCGCTTCGATTTCGGCGAAGTCACCCACACGCTGATGGCAGATGCCTTCAACTGCATGACCCTGACCGTGTAACAAGCTGAGGCGGGCGCAAGCCCGCCTCTTCCCTTTCCCAGGAGAACCCCATGAGCGAAGATCAGAAACCACCGGTAACTGAAAAGCAGCCCAAGAAGAAAACCGTCTACGTCCTGCCGGACAAGACCGAAATCGTTTTCCCCTGCCGTCTGAAGTCTGCCGGCACTGGAAGTTTCACTGATACTGAAGAGAGTGAACCCGTTCGTTACTCGCCGGGCAGCTCTACCAAACGTGCAATCGCCCCTCAGAAGGGTAGCTGGCTGGCCAGCCAGCTGGACGCCGGCAATATCGTGGTTGAAGGGGACGAGGATTAATGGCTACCCCGCTGCTGTACACCAGCTGCGAGGCCGTCCGGGCATGCTTGGGGCTGGACTCCAACGACTGCCCGGATCGGGTTTTGATTGACTCCAACCTGGAACTGGAACTGGAGCTGGACCTGGACAGTTGGGTGGCTACCCATAACGCGATCAACAACGCCAATGTGCCAGGCGCCACCACCCAGGACCGTCGCAGGGGAAACCTGCTGACTCTGTATTCCCAGTGGTTCTGTGCAGCGCAAGTAGCCCGCCGTCATCTGTTGTTCCTGCAAGTAGCTGCCGACGGAAAGAACCGGGCAGAACGATTTGAAGTGGACTTCGACGCCATGGCGGTCATGGCCGAAGGGCTGGCCTCGAAATACAAAACCGAGCTGGGGACCGATCTGGTACCCACCACCACAGGTCCGGTTCTGTTCGGCCTGGCCGCCGCGTCCGTTCCGGACCTTGACCCCATCACCGAGGTTCCTGATTAATGGAGCTATCCCGGGTCACCGGCAAGTTTTGTAATACTCCCGTCTTTGGCCTGGATCAGGCCACTGGGGATTGGGTCGAGCTGGGCGTTTACGGCAGCCTGCAAACCTACGACCGGTTCATTACCGAAAGATCCTTCGGGCAAAAGAAGCGCGTGCTGGTGACCTTGCGGGAGACCCCCATCCCGGAGACGATCAGCCAGATCCGGGTAGGTGATTTCCTTGATGTGTTCCTGGTGGAGAGCCTGAACCCGGACATGGCCGAGGTCACCTATGAGCTGGTGTACTCGATCCGCGCCGCCCGGTACCAGGCTGTCCTCTGCCAGAAGACCGGCCAGCAGCGTTTGTCCGGCGTCAGCACCGGCGGCACCGAACAGGAGCTGGAAACCCTCTGGATCGATCTGGAGCGGTTTGGGCCGGCGGAAAGCCGCGAGTTCGACGCAGTGGATTACACCGTCTACACCGCCACCCTGCCCCGGCACAGCCAGGCCAAGCCCGGGCAGTACCTGAAGGTGGGCACCCAACGGTACAAGATCGAGGAAATCTACCCCCAGCTGGACCTGCCTACTGCCAAGGTGACCCGCTATGTCTGACCTGTTCATCGCCGTCAAGTCCACGCTGGACCGGTTCATGGCCGATCAGGTAGCCGCGCTGCAGGCCCAGTTCCCCGGCATCCAGTTTGCTGAGGTGGACGATCAGGTTCAGGTGGCCGACCAACTGGCTACCGAGGCCCCTGCGCTGATCTACAGCGTCAGCAATCCATCGCCAGCCCCCAGGTTCCCTCTGTTCAGCCTGGACTTCGCCGTGGGCGCCAAGACCGTGCAGGACAAAGCCAACTACGTGATGGCTGACCTGGTGTCCCACCTGCTGACCCTGTTCCAGCCCGGCTACCGGATGGAAGTCCGGGACTACTCCGGGACTTCCGGCGTGGCTCCGCTGGTTGCCACTCTGATGATCGTGTCGGTGGCTCCGGACTACCAGCGGTTTGACCGCATGGCCGGGGTCCGCCTGTTCGGCGTGACGGCCCGTGGCTGTGAGGTCGTGTAATGGCGACGGGAAAGACCAAGGTCAAGATTGCCACCGGCAAGATAACCAAAAACCAGATCCTCAACGCCGTCATGTCCAGCAAGGCGTTCCAGGATCAGGCCGCGAAAAAAGTGGCCCAGCCCGCCGCCAAAAAAGCCGCAGAGCATGTAGAGCGCCACTTCCGCGCTGGAGTGGAAGGAATCGCCAATAGCCTTGTCGGGGTTCCCGGAGGAGGCGCTTTCCGTAAGCAGCAGAAAGTGGTTACTCCGGAAGGGAATGTTATCGTCAAGTTTCCGCCCGACCGCGCTGGCAAGACTTCATGGAGACCTCTCACCGAAAGCTACCGCCTGCTGAAAGGTCACGACCTTTTCTGGATTGATGAAGGTCTGGTACGCCAAAGGTTCGTCAGCTCCGTGGTTGCCGGCTATACTCGCAAGAAATTCACGTCATACAGCACGAAAATGATCCGGAAGTCAGGGCAGTCCCAGTTTGACCTGACTCTTTCGGTGGAGCTGAAGAAACTGCCCAACCCCTACGATGCTCTGGTGCGTAGACCATTCCTGAGTGGGGCGAAGGGTGGAGAGCTTCCTCAAGCTCCTGCGTTTAACGGCAAGTCGAGGCGTGCCAGGCTTGGCCTGAATCGCATCTTGTGGCCCGAAAACCAGAGGCCGTTGCTCCGACCCGTGGCGTACCGGATGGGCCGGTTAACGCTGCAAAACTTCCGTAAAACCCTGGAAATATAGGAGAAAACTATGGCTGTCGGCTCACCCAAAACTGACAAGTTCGCCATCGGTACCTCTGAGATTCGTGTCGGTGCTCTGGCCTCTGCGGCAAAGCTCACAGGCGCAAACTCTATGGGTCTGGTGGATTCCACTACCGTGAGTGTTACCCAAGAATCCGTGGACCTCGAAGGCGGTCTGCCCAAGCGTACTGTGGCGACTGCCATCGTGCGCCAGGCAACCGAAGTGTCGGCGGTCCTGCGGGAATACTCACGTCGCAACATCAACCTGATGCTGGGTAATGGTGTCGTGGCCGATCCTGCTGCGTTTGCCACTACCCTGACCGCGCAGGCTGCTGCTGCTGCTACCACCCTGGCAATGACTTCCGTCACCGGTATCGTTGCCGGTGACCTGCTGATCGGCTACAACGAGGGCCGTCCGGAAGATGTTCAGATCCTCAAGATCGCTTCCATCGCGGCCTTGAACGTGACTCTGGAAGCTACCACCCCGGTACTGATCACGCTGAACTCTGGTGCTCCCATTCTGCTGGCGAGTCCTGTTGCCATCGGCGCGGTCACCAAGACCAGCTACTTCAGCACGATGGTGGTGGGTCAGGAATTCTCGACCGGTGCTCCCACCGTCTGGAACTTCTGGAAGTGCGCCATCTCCACCGGCATGGAATACGCGAACAATTCCGATGACTTCGCGTCTACCACGCTGACCATCAAAGCCCTGGAGCCGTCTGCAGCCGACATCGCGGTTGGCGGTCCTCTGGAAGATCAGGCAGCTGAAATCGCCCTGTACCCGGTAGGTTTCGCCCGGATCTAATCCGAGGTCTGAGTGGTATGATAAAGCCGGGCAACCCCCGGCTTTATTTTTGTCAGGTGAGCGTATGTTCAAACGAATCCAAACACCTATTCCCTGGGCCGTAATCGACGCCTACAAAAACCTGATCCTGTCCCCGGAAACCGAGGGGGAGGATACCGTGGTGCTGATGATGGCGGCAGCCCAGCACTGCGGAGTGGAAATCGTGGACCCTCTGGCCGCCGTTCTGCGACTGGAAAACTTCTACTCCCGGCAGAAGGAAGAAACCTCCAAGGCCGGACCGCGTGTCAGTATCGGCACCGACTTCAACGAGTGGTGCCAGAAGTCGTCCATCCCCGAGCTGCTACTGCTGGCCAACAAGCACGATTACTACACCGCCCTGCAGATGTATGAGACCGTGGATTTCGAAGAAGTGCATGACTTCCTGAACCACTTCCTTACCTGCTACGGGAAAGAAAAGCGTTACGAGATGGAAGTGGTCATGTACGGCATGGGCGGACACTACAAGGAAGATAAGCAGGACCCAATGAAGGGTGACGCCAATACTCAGGTTATTGACCTAAACTCAACCCAAGGCCGGGAAGACGCCCGCGCTCGCCTTAAATCATTGGGGTTCTAAATCATGGCAGATAACAAAATTATTTTCGATGCAGCCCTTCGTCTCGGGATGGACCCGAAACAAATAAAGGACCTTGAAAAGCTGATCGAAAAAAGCCTGAAGCCTGAGGTTCAGTTTGATCTTTCTGCCCTGAAAAAAGCGTCCACCACCAAAGGTCTGGTGGTGGGAGGCAAGGCTCAGGCCAAAGCCTCTGACGTTTCCAGCGGCAAAACCAAGTTTGAGGACCTGACCGCCACCCAACAGAAGGCGGTTGCCCGGGCCTATGGGCAGTTGGCCCGCCAGCTGGAACAGGCTCGTTCGTTCTACCGTGAACTTGACAAGATGTCCTCCCAGACGGGAGTGGACATCAACGCTGCCATGGTCGGCCTGCGCAAGGGGATCGACGATCTTGCCGCTCGGGTAGGTACCTTAAAGCCAGCCCTCAACGTTCCAGCCAAAGAGAAGGCCGCCGTAAAACAGCAGGAAACTGCGGCCGACAAAAAGGTTCGGCTGCAGCAGAAGTTGGACGCCCGCCGCGCCGACCAGACTCTGAAAGACGAAGCCCGCATTGCTGCGCAGCAGGCACGGGTAGGGTCTAAAGTCTCCTCTGTTCTGGAGAAGCAAACCTCCAAGCAAAGAGGCGACGACCTGATCCGTGCTGCCCGGGAGACTGCCGGCAGAACAGCGGCTACCCGGTTCCCGAAAGGTGCCGAGGTAATTCAGAAGCAAGGTCTGGGGTCCCAGTTCCGGAATGTTGACCGGGATCAGATCCCTGACACCCGTTCCTACCTGAACGCCCAGCTGACCGCATCCAAAAAACTGCACCACGACATGGCGCGCTCGCTGGGCGTGGAGGCTGAGGAAACCCGCAAGGCTGCGGCAGATACCAAAGCCTACGCCAAGGCTTTGGCTGCGCTGAACAAGCAGCTGGAGACCCTGAACAAGACGCGCGACAAGCAGAAGGCCCAGCAGGACATCATCAAGAAGCAGCTGCGTTCTGACGAAGCCCGCCAGGCCAAGGCAGTGAAGGGCTCCACCCTCGCGCGCAACCTGAAAAACAAAACCCAGTACGAAACGGTGGTAGGGCCTCGGGGCTACAGCGACGAAGACTCCGCCCGTAAAGTGGATCTGAGCATTGGCTCCCGGGATGACGCAGCCAGAGAGATGGGCCGCTTTCAACGCCTGCAGAAACTGCGGGCTGATCGCGAAGAGAAGGCAGCCGACGCTCAGAAGGCCATGGACAAGCTGCAGGACAAGATGTCCCGCAACAAGCTCAAGGACCTGGAGCGGGATGAGAAGTCCAGCGACCGGGTTCGCAAGGGTTTGGAGGCTGCCGCCCAGAAGGAAGTTAACGCCCGCGATAGAGCTGCAGCTGCTCTTCTGCAGTATGAAAAGATGGTGCAACAGGCTGCGCTGCGGTTCCCGAAAGGAGCCGCCCACGCTGCCACTGGCGATGTCGATGCCATCAAGACAGTTCAGGACGCGAGTCAGACCAAGTCCTATCTGGGGCAGCGGGTAACGGCTGCCAACCAGATGGCCAAGAGCAACGCGGCGATCTTTGGAAAAGATTCGGCGGAAGCCAAAAAGGCGGCAGCCGAGGCGAATAATTATGCCCGGGCTTTGGGTAACGTCAGCGAAAAAATGGATGGGCTCACCGCCAAGTCCTCCGGCCTGGCCAACACCTTCAAGGCGTTCACCCGTTACGCTCTGGGCTACGGCGCGCTGTACGAAATGCTGGGCGGCATCACTGCGCTGATCAGCAATATCGCCAAGCTGGACGAGGATCTGAAGTCCATCCAGGCCGTGTCTCTCTCCACCGACAAACAGATGGAAAGCCTGGCCGGCTCCATTGAGCGGGTGGCGCTGAACACCAAGTTCTCCAACGAAGAAATTGCGGATGCGGTTCGCACTCTGGTGCAGGCAGGTACTGCAGCAGAGGACATCAACAGCGTGGTGCAGGCCACAGCCAACTTCGCTTCTGCCACGAACTCTTCCCTGCAGGTTGCAGCGGATCTGATCACGTCCACCCGTGCCGTGTTCGACGATCTGTCGGACAGCACCATTGCCAACCAGCTGACCAGCGCGGTCAACATCTCCAAGCTGCAGGCAGACGATCTGCAGACCATCGTCAGCTTGGGCGCCCAGGTAGCGGACTCCTACCAGATCACTTCCGACCAATTCCTGGCGGCGGTGTCCACCCTGCGCAATGTCGGTATCAAGCCCTCCACCGTAGCGACCGGCTTGCGGCAGGCAATGCTGGAAGTGTTCTCGCCGGATGCCAAGACCGTGGAGGTCATGCGTTCCCGGTACCAGGCCCTGGGCGAGGAGATGTCGGCCGAGGCGATCCGTGGCCGCTTCACAGGCTTTACCGAGACTGAGAACCCCTTGGTATCGGCCCTGGGTGAATTGAAGCGCCTGGGCTTTGCCGGTGAGGCTCAGCAGGACTTTGCCCGTAACTTCGACGTTCGGGCCTACAACCCGTTGCTGGCTTTGGTGAAGCAGTACGATCAGCTGCTGGCCAACGAAGCCAAGATCACCTTCGGAGCACCGGCAGCGGAAGCTGCCGCGGTCCAGATGGAAGCGCTGACTGCCAAGTTCGAGAACCTGGGCGGCGCCATCACAGCTCTGGCTGCCAGCCTGTCAGGGGACATGGTCAAGGGGATCGGGGAAGCCGTGGATGCGGCTACCAGCGGGATCGAACAGATCCGGGCAGCGCGTTCCGAGAGCGTTACTGGACTGCAGGTCGGTGAGGGTGCCAGCACTGCGGGCAGGGCCATCAACACAGCCATGTCCGGAATTAAAGGGGCGGTGGATTACGTTACCGGTGGCGGGCCTTTGGGAATGGCGTATCGCGCCGCCACTGAAACCGAGGACGACCGGAATGCAGAATCCCTGGGCCAGTCGGTGGAGTTGTCCCGGGAGCTGAACAGCCAGCTGGAAAATGCCCGCGCCCGCATGCAGACCTTCGAGGAAGCTGCAGGCACTTTTGACATCAACGCTGCGCGTGCAGGCCAGGCAGCAGGGAAAGCAGCTGAGGCCGTTCTGCAGGCAGGTACTGCTGTCCGTCAAATGGAATTGGGCATCACGGAGTTGTTCGGGAAAACCCTTCCCGAAATGAATGACGAACTGATCAAGACCGCCACTGAGTACTCCAAGATGGGGTCCACTCAGCGGATGGAAAAGTTCAAGGAGATGAAGAAAACGAATCCGAATGTCGAGAAGCTGGACTTCTCTCAGTTCGATATTCGGATGAATGCCCTGGCTACTGAAGCCAGCAAACTGAACGGGTACCTGAACGGTCTTTCCACTGCCACTCTTGACACTCTGGTTCGGTACAACGAAATCGTATTGAAGGCCAAGGACAAGACTGACGACCAGCTTACGGCGCTGGACATTCAGGCCAGGGCTTTCGTCAGTCAGTTTGAAAATAATGAGGACTACCGAAACGTCGTCCTGCAGACCAGCGGGAAAAGTAAAGAAGACCAGCTGGTTATTTTCGAGAACGCGCAACAGGCAATCGCTGATGAGATTCGTGCCTTCTCTGCCCGGGCTGTCATGGCTGGCGTGGATGAGATCCGCAACGCGGCTCTGGGCGCGGACATGGAACGTGCCCTGCAGTCGGGCGGGAATGAAGCTGCGAAGGTGCAGATTCAGGCGGCCTTGAAAACCCTGTTCAACTCCATCGATGGTGTTGGTAGGGAATCAGTTGCACGCATCCTGGAAATAGAAAAAACCATCAACGCTACTGCTGACAAGCTCCGGTCTCGCGGAGACATGAAAGGGTTTGAGGCTGTGCGTTCCTTCTCTGGCGCTCCCACTCGGGAAGCCAGTGCCAGGATTGCACAAGGCGATCAGCAAATCCGAGACCGGAAAACGTATGCCTCCGACGTAATTGTTCCTGCCACCAAGGAAGAAAACTTTCAGAAGTACCTGGACTCTGAGGTAGTTCAGTTCACTCCTATTCAGCGTCAGGCTGTCAAGACTTTTCAGGGGAATCCCGCTGCTATCCGTCAGGGTGCAGAGAAAGATTCTGAACTGTACAAAGCCTTCGAAGCCATTATCGAGTCCTATCAGAACTCGGAACGGCGCCGTCTAGCAGTAGAGAAAGAAGTAAATGATGCGCTGCAATCCCGCGCGTCACTGGAAGAGCGTCTGGCGGAAGTAGACCAGAAGATCAACGAGAAAAAAGCCAACAAGGATTTCAGCGGCCTTTCCGCTCTGCGGGATGAGCAGGCATCACTGAAAACCCAGGTGGCAACCAAACAATTGGACGAAGCCAAGGCGGATCTTGGAACCAAGTTCAACACTGAATTGCAGGGGCCAGAGGGAACCAAACAAAAAGAAAAGATTGGCAGGGCTCAGCGTGAACTGCTGAAAATCCAGACCGACAACGAAAAAGCCAAACGCGATGACCTGCTTGAGGAAGCAAGGATCACACGTGAAAGTCGTCAACGTACTTTGGAGCTGGTTAAGGAAGAGGTGGAGAAAAACCTAGATTCGTCCATTTTCAACCAGGATACCGGCGCAATCGAAAAGTTTAGGAATGAACTGGACGACATCAACGCGGAATTGTTGGAGCTGTTCAAGGAAGAGCTGCGGGTTCAGGGAGTCCACGGCCAGCTGTTCGATGCGGAAGTCGCTGCCAAACAGGAGCAGCTTAAAAAGACGGAAGACCAAGTCACCTACATGGAGAAGGTGTACTCCGCGCAGCGCGATGCAGAAGACCGAAAACTTCAGGCGATCAACAATCAGATTTCTGAAGTGGAGGCTAACGCTCCAGGCCGGGGCGGCCGTCGCTACGACGCAATGCTGCGCAGCCAAGGTCTCACCCCTGCCAAGGACGAGAAAGCCTATAACACGCAGGCGACAGAAGCCTACACCAAGTATCAGGGGCAGCTGGAATCTAAGCAGGAGACTTTGCAGGGGCGGGAGTCCCGGTTGAAGCAGCAAATTTCCGTCGAGACCGACCCCCAGATACTGAAAGAATTAAATCTTCAGCTGTACGACACCCAAGACCAGCTTTCTGCCACCAAGGTGGAACTGGCAGGAGTTAACGCGGAACTGGCAGACCTGAACTATCAGGCAGAAAGCCTGAACAACAAAGAGTTCAAGTTTGGGGATATGTTCTCCGCTGAAAAGTGGAAGGAAGGATTTGCCGGGGCGGGCGACCTACTGGATGACACGTTCAACTCCGTGTCAGAAAGACTGGCGGCTTCCCAGTACACCTTTGAAAACTGGTCAGCCAATACCGCTGCTACCGTGGCAGGCGCTTTTGAGAGCATCGGCGACAACGTATCGGATAGCCTTCTGGACATGGAAGGCAAGGGCATGTCGTTCTCCGATACGATGAAAGAGACCTTCAGCAACATGGGCAAGGATTTGCTCCGGTCGCTGATCAAGACCACCACCAACCAGGCGTTCACCAGTCTGTTCAGTATGATTGGTGGCGGGCCTGCCGGCGGGATTGGCGGTATGGCCATGGGCGCCATAGGCTCCCTGATGGCCAAGGACGGAGGGATCGTCAAGCTGGCCTCCGGCGGGATGATCAAAGGAGCCGGCACGGCCAGGTCGGATTCGATCAAGGGCGCTATAATCGGGAAGGGCGGCAAGCGAAAGCCCGTGGCGCTCTCGAACGGTGAATCGGTTCTCAATGCCGAGGCCACCCGCAACCTGGGGGAAAACTTCGTGCATGCAGCCAACAGCGGAAGCCTGTTCAGGATGGCAGAAGGTGGTGCAGTACCTCCCCGCCCGGCCGCTGGCAGCGTCAACATGGTGGACACGGTGCAGAAGTCGGCCGAGAAGCAGGGGGAGTCGGTGGCGACTGCAATGCAGCAGTCCCCTATCGCGCTGACCGTGGTCAATCAGCTAGACTCCGACGCGACAACTTCCTCCGGCCTGAAGAGACCGAACAGCAGAAAAGAAATTTTCAACGCTATTCGCGATGACAAGGCCAAGTTCCAAACTTTGATGAATAACTGAGGACGGGAAAGTAATGGCAATAGTCACGGGGACAGCGACCGACTACAAAACAATGCTGGCGGATTTCATTACCTTCATCACCACCAATGCCAGTCTGGTATCGGGCGGGCAGAATTGGTCGGTGCTGAGGACCGTCACCGCCAGCGGCCATAACGACCACCTTCTGCGCGGCCCTGGCCTGGCAGGCACCGACCAGATCCATGTGCGTCTGCAGTCGGCTGAGGCGGGCAGCAACTATGGCTGGAACTGTAACGGGTTCGTCTCCTACAACTCAGCGCTTGCGAATGACGTTCAGCCTGGCAGTTCCCCTGTAGTGGGGATGGCACTGCGCAACGCGACTATCCCCTACTGGTTCCTGGCCAACGGCCGGCGGTTCATGATTATCGCCAAGGTTTCAACCTACTACATGAGCTTGTACGGTGGATTTATTTTGCCGTGGGCGACGCCAGCGGAATATCCGTATCCGCTTTATGTAGGCGGGTCGCATGTCGATGCGACGACTCAGAATTACACGCTGGCAACTGCTGCGGTTGGCTCGTTCTGGAAGCCGGCAGCAGGTTGCGCGTATCTTCGCGACACTGCGGGAGCGTGGCTTGAGGTGGACGCTAATTTTGCGGGGGACGCTATGATCTTCCCCTACGCTTTCGAAATCCTACAAGCGGCGCATGCAGACGGTTCCAGGGCTGTTTGGCCTTGTATCCTGATAAAGAATACTGCCCCTACCAATATTTTCGGAGTGCTCGACGGAGTTCATGGGTTGCAATATACCGAAGTGTCAGCGGAGGACACTTTCACTTTAGGGGGGAAAGCAAACACTGTGTTCCCCAGCGTTTACATGACTACAAAATGGTCCTATGCCGGAATCACTCAGGAGTAAAACATGACTTTTGCCGTTGGTAGTTCCAGTACACTGGACGCATTCATCACCTCGTTACTGGCTTTCGCTGTAGCAAATGCCGGCTTCACTGCACAAACTACAGTTCAGTCCTCTGCAGGGTCTGGCAGCGTTAACGTTCGCACCGTTTCTAAGGGCGGAGTGTACTGGACGATGCACGCCAGTACTGCGCAGCTGGGAACTACCCCAGGAGTGTATGGCCTCCGTGCTTACATGGCTTACGGGAACCCAACAGCTGCAGTTAACGTAGCCAGTACCAGTGTGACTCCAGCACAATTGAATTCAACAGCCCAAACTCGCTTCACGGTAATGGCGAATTACGGATTCGACGGGGCCTACCCCAGCCACTGGTTGTACACCGACGGTACCTGTGTGCACGGGATTTTGCAGCTATCCACCGGCATTTACGGGCACATTTCTTTTGGGGTACTGACAAAGCACGGGACCTGGACGGGAGGGGAGTACCTATCAGCAAACTGCGCTTCGTCAGCTTCAGGTAACTGGTACAACTGGGACTCCACCACCAACCCAACCTACGACAGAACCCAGACCATATTCGGAGGTCAGTATACCGGCAACATGGCGTACCAGGCGGAGACCTACATCCGCATGGCAAACGCAGGTACCAGCGCTGACTTTTGGCCCTGCTCTAAACAAATTTACGGAAGCAGCATCACTTCCAGCTCGTTATTCATGTCTGTCAGCTCTTACATGAATGCAGGGGACTATAGTCCTAGTCACCCGATGGGAGCTATTTTGCGGTACGCCCCCTCCACCTCCACGTGGAGAACCCCAATGCTACCTATTCTGCTGATGTGCGGAGTGACCTCACCGGCAAATTCTGTTTATGTTTTGGGACGGGTTCCGCGCGTTACAGTACTGAAAATGACGGACGACATGCCTAACGCCAGTTTGATCCATACCGACTGGCGCGTGTTCCCCTTATTTTCCAGGGAAACGGCCGACACCAGTTTGGTCGCCCCTGGCTCCAATAACTGGGCCATCGCTTACCGGGAAATTTAATCCATGGCGGTATTAACGGTTTATGATCCGTTTGAGTCCGAGTTCTACGGAGACGCCGGCTGGACTGGAGCGGAACACCCGACGTGGTGGGATACTCAAGCCAACATGCCACCGGGAGACGGTGTTGACGCTTCTGCGGAAGTTACCAACACCACCTCCTACACCATCACTGCCAACGTGCCGATGGCCACCACCAACTGGGGGGCCTACAGCATTGAAGGTGAAGGGTTCAGCGCGCCGTTCTACGGCGATCCGATCTTCACCCCAAGCCTGATAGATTTCGGAACCATCATTGATGAGAAGGTAGTTACCTTCACCATCTACAACGCCAGTATTCTTCCGAAAATTATTTCGGTGGCAGACCTAACTCCAGTGGCAGGGATTACGCTTTCCTCTGCTACGGCCATGCCGTTCGTAATCGGCTCGCTGGCTACTGTCACCATGGAAGTGACGGCTGCAATGTTGGGGCCGAGCAGTATTTCGGGCGGGTTCACTTTCTACATCGGCGGTGATGAGTTCTATCTGCCGTTCATTGGTATTCGCAGCCTGGCGTTCCCCTTCGCCATTTCAGGGCGCGGCCCTGCAGTAGAAAAAATTTCCTACATGACCTCCGTGTCCACTTGCCTGGACGGAACGGAAACCCGCTACGGTCTGTGCACTGATCCGAGAGTAACCCTCGAAGCGGAGTACACCTGCTTTGAGATGGATGCTGTTCGCCTGCGGGAAATCATTTCTTCATGGATGGCGAAGACATTCGACGTCTACCAATGGCAGGAAGAAACCCGACTGCTGGCTCCTGCATTGGCGGGGACCAACGTGTTGAGCGTCCCCACTGCAGATATGCCGTGGATGGTGGGTAGTGCGATTGTTCTTTTCCAGGACACCTCAAACTACGAAGTCGTCACCATCGCTGCGATAGGGACTGATGAGCTGCTTCTGCAGGCCAACCTGACCGGTAACTGGAACGTATTCGCTACGGTGATCCCGCGTCTGACCATGCGGTTGCTCACTGACATCAACCTGATGGAGCTTTCCCCTTACATCTACACTTTCAACGCGGTTTGGGAATCAGACCCAGCTGCGCGCGGGGTGTGGGTGCCGGAGGCAAGTCCTGCAGTGACCTACAAAGGGTTGGAAGTTTTCCAGTTCCAGCACAACTGGAGAGATAACCGAAATACCTACATTCGGCAGAACTCAGGGTTCCTGAATCAAGGGTACGGCGCCATCAGTTTGAGTTACCAATCCCCGTCAGCCCCTATCGGTTTTGACTTCATGCTGTTTGCCGAGAACCGGAACCAGCTGAGAAAGATCCGCGAGTTCATCCACCGCAGGAAGGGGAGACTTCGCTCTTTCTACCTGCCGAGTGAGCGGGAAGATCTGAAACTGACTCGGGGCCTTGGAATTGGCGAGGCGTACCTGTATGTGGAGTACCGCCCGGAAATCCCGATGGTATTCGAGCAAGCCAACCACAGGAACGTCGTCATCACCCGAACCAACGGGGTTAAGATTTACCTGACGATCATTGCCTACACTATCCTGGAAACCAATGAAGTCCGTTTTCAGGTTGACGCCAACTTTGCAGAGTCCATTAACCTGGTGCAGATGAAATCGATTTCCTATATGTACCTGGCTCGACTGGACTCTGATTCGGTCAGCATTTCCAGACACACTGCGGACGTGGCGGAAGTTACTATTCCGTGCGTAGCTCTCAAGGAGATTTCATGAGTTTTCCCGTCGAGGTCGCCAAACGCGACGCCTCCACTTTGGTTCAGCTTTTCAAATTTTCTCGTGGGGCTTCTGTCTTCGGTTACAGCACGGCAGGAAGGTCTGTCGTTTATGGTGGGGTGACCTACCGCTACGACACTTCCCTGCAGATGGGAACGGTAAGGACGCAAGGAAACTCCGGTATCTCGGATAACATCGAGGTGCAGGTCCCTGCCAGCCACGCAGTCGCCCAGATATACCGAACCTTCTTTCCGTCCACCCCGATCAAGCTGGAAATTATGCTGGGGTTTCAGGATGACCTGGCGCAGGACTTCAAGATTACCTGGGTCGGTTACGTTATCTCTTGCTCATTTTCCGAAAGTGCCATGGCAAAGTCGCGCACAGCCAAGCTGGTGTGCGAGCCGAGGTTGGCAGTACTGAACCGGAACGGACTTCCGTACCGGTTCGGTTCCACCTGCCAGCATTCTGTTTATCGCGGCGGGTGTGACCTCAACATGGCCTCGCATGAGTTTCTGTGCACGGTGGAGGCTATCGCAGGAAATAGCTTGACCCTTTCCGGTATTGCCGGAACTGGAACTGAATTCAATTCCGGGTTGCTGCTCTTCGGGGATGGGGACTGGAGGGACGTAGTCGGGCACTCCGGGAGCGTGGTCACGATTAACTTTCCCATCGACGGGCTGGTGATGGGGTCTCAAGTGAAAGTTTACCGGGGCTGTAACAAGACGTTGGCTCGGTGCATCGAGCTGGGCAACGCCAGCAAAATATTAAAGTTCGACATACCGTCAAAAAATATGTTTGATGTCGGTCTTAACTAAGGGGAAGGCTTCATGGTTTGGCTTGCTTACGTTATCTATGCCGTCATTCAGATTTTGATTAGCGCAGCGCTAATCGTTCTGACTGCCAAAGATCCGAAATCCAACCTCAAAGCGAAGGGGTTGGATGATTTCGATTTTCCGACGGCAGAAGAGGATCGGGCCATTCCCTACATCGTAGGTGACGTCCTGGTTACCGGCCCCAACCTGACGTGGTACGGCGATCTTGCGACCAAAAAGATAACGGAAAAAGTGGCCAAGAACGGTGTCCTCGGCAACCACAAAAACGTAACTGTCGGATTTGAATATTACGTCGGATTTGAAATTGTTCTCTGCCTTGGACCGGTGGATCAGATAAACGAAATCTGGGCGGAGGATAAACTGGCCTGGTCAGGCACCGTCACAACCAACGACGTTATCAGGATCAACCAGGCGGGCTTGTTTGGCGGGAAGAAAAAAGGAGGCGGGCTACGGTTTTACGTGGATTACCGAAATGGTTCTGCAGGCCAATCCGTAGTTCCCTACATGGCGGCGGTTGCGGGATTTAACGCAGCTCCCTACGGGTACCGCCACTCCGGCATCTGCAAACTGGTGTTCAGAGGTCCCACCGGATACTCCGCCCCTGGAGCGCCGGAGTTTACTTCCAAGCCAGTACTGACAGCCCGTAATTACGGTTCCGGGTACGTGGGGGAGTACCCCACAGTAACGGCCTTCAAAGCCCGTCTGAAGCGGTACCCAAACACGCTGGGCATTCCCTCAGGACATCACATCCTGCCTTCCGGCGCCAACCCGGCTGCAGTGCTGTACGAGTTGATCACTGGAAGCTACTTCCCCTACACCGGAACCCGTGTGGTGCCTGGACTGGAAGCCTACGAGGTGGACAATGCCTCTTTCCTTTCTGCGGCGGAAACTCTTTTCACTGAGGATATGGGCATCAGCTTTCAGTGGCAGAGGGACAATCCCCCACGGGACCTGATCGACGACGTCCTGATGCACATCAACGGCACCCTTCGCGAGAATCCTTCCACAGGGAAAGTGGAGCTGATGCTGTTCCGTGCGGACTTTGTTGTCGGTGAGCTGCCGGTGTTCGACCGCTCCAACATCCTGGAGCTGGAGGGCCTGCAGCGGCAGACCATCAATGCCATGGTGAACCGGGTCACCTACACCTTCACCGACACCACTGAAGGCTTTCCAGAAAGGACGGCTGCCGTGGTCAGCAATTCCGGACTCTTCATGTCAGGGGCGGAAGCCGCTGCCAGCCTGGATCTGGCCATGTTCCACAACCCCACAGCAGCCAACCGCAGGGCTCAGACACACCTGAACTCCCTCTGCAGTCCAGTGTTCAGCGGCACCATGGTGTGCGACCTGCGCGCCTGGGAGATGCGCCTGGGTAGCCGGTTTGTCCTGAACTGGGATTCCGGGGACCCCGACATATCGTCAGTCCTGGGCCTGGTTTGCATGGTGAACAAGATCGATCACTCCGAACTGTCCTCCAGCCAGATCTCACTGGGCTTTTCGCAGGACGTGTTTTCCCTGGGCAACGCTGTATTCCAGTCCCCGGGAGATTCGGAGTGGGAGCCGCCTTCGGGCGTTCCTGGTCAGGTCACGCTGTCCAAGGTGTTCGAAGTTCCCTATGCCCTGCTGGGTGGCTACCCGCCCAACGTTCTGGCTCTGATCGCGCAGGAACCGAACCAGACGTCGGTGGAGCTGGAGGTGGCTGCCGACATCAACACCACCGGCTACGCCTGGCTGGAAGAAATCGGCGGGTTCTCCCCCGTGGGAATCCTGATCGCGGCGGTCCCTGCCAGCGCCTTCTTCAACGTCACCCCCAGCTCCCTGAGCGCCTGGCGTGCGGACATGAGCGCCTTCATCTACGACGCGGAAGCCGAGACCGTCGAGCAGGAATTTATCGACATCAACTATCTGGTGACAGGGCTTTCCGCCACCACCCTCGATCAGCGCAAAGTGAACCTGTTCCTGATCGACAATGAGATAGTGGGGATCATCGGATTCACGCAGGAGGAGGAAGGCGTCTGGTCGCTCTATCACGTGCTGCGAGGCATGTATGGCACCCTCCCTGCCCCCCATGCGGAAGGAGCCTTGATCTGGAAGGTGGGGCAGGCCATGTACCTGGACGCCATCCCGCTGGCTGCAGGGGACGACTGGGCTCTGAAGTTGCGGGCTTACAGCTACAGCGGTTACCTGGCTCTGGAGGACATCACGGCCATTACAGGGACCACCCTGGGCACGGCCGAGCTTCCCTACCCGCCAGGGGATCTGGCCCTTGAGGGTACTGCTTGGGAATTGGAAACCACAGTACCGGTCACCTTCTCATGGAAGAGAAGGGACAAAACCAATGCCAGTCTGTTCTACGCCAGCCAGACCGGGGCTTCCTTCGGGGAGTCGTACATCATCAACCTGCGCAACTCGACCACCAACGCGCTTCTGAGAACTGTTTCACAGTCTGGCAACACCCTGGAATACACCGCTCTGATGTCCCAGGAGGACGGGGATGTTGCGGATATGCGGATCGAGATAATTACGGTGGTGGCTACCGTCGAAAGCCCCCCGCTGGTCTGGGATTTCACCGTCACTGGTGGCTGGCTATAAGCTGATCGGGGCCGCCTCACACGCTATACTGTGGGGCATGCCCACCACCTGATGAACTCCTTTGGAGCTAGGGAATGTCCATGTTTGAAGAGCTGCCGGATAAAGTATTGAAATTTTTGCAGTTCGGTTCCCTGGCGGGGTTTGGCGCAGCGGCCAACTACCTGTATGTGACCGTGATGCAAGGCAAAAAATTCGTCTGGGCGATGTTCTTTGCCAACTTGTTCATCGCATTTTTCACCGGCAACATGGTAGGGGCCTTCCTGCCGGACGCCCACCAATTCCGAGACGGGATTATCATGGCAAGCGGGTACTGCGCTTTTCCCGTCCTGGCCCTCGTCGAGTTGGGCATTACGCGAGGCATAAAACGATTTATCAATACGGTCTGAGGCGCTCCTATGATCTTGGTCGCATTACTCGCAATCGTGTTCCACCTGGCAGGGCTGATCCAGGCCATCAGTTACCTTCGGAGCGGCACCTGCCGCAACGCTGACCGCAGCATCGTCGCGGCAATGGCGGTAGGCAGCCTTGCCCTGATCGCCATTCAGGGAGGCCAGGTCTGCGCTTTGGTCTACGGTTGGGGGGTGCACTCCCCGCTGGACTCCTTCATGTCAGCGTTCACCCTGTTCAACGGGGTTCTGTACCAGGGAATCCTCCACTCCTACTCAGAAACCCGAGAGCAACGTTCCCCTGTCCCCCAACCAACGAAAGGTATCACCCCATGAAATTGAGCACCTTGGTTCTGGTCAGCACCCTGCTGGCCGTCGGCATGCAAGTCTCTGGCTGCGCCCTCACCACCCTGCAATCCAACCCTTCTGCCCGACTGGCTGTCACCTACGCGACCCTGAAAGTGATTGAGGACGGCGCAGACCCCCAGCAGCGGGCCGAGAAGGTGCTGTCGATCGCTACCGAGGCCCGAGAGTTCATTGAGACCGATGCGCTGAACCTGAACCAACTGGAGGCCGCCCTGCGTGCCCGGCTGGCGGATGAGAACCTGAGCCCTTCCGATCAGCTGCTGGCAGATGCCCTGATCCTGACAGTGGTGGCGGAACTGGAGGCCAAGGTGGGCTCGGGTATGCTCTCTCCTGAGCAGAAGCTGACGGTCGGAACCGTCCTGGGGTGGGTTATTACAGCGGCAGGAGGCTGATATGCCATACCTGTCCTTCCTCGACACCCGGGCCTGTGACCCGGGTGAGTTCGCCCTGCTGGAGAAATTCCGGTA